GTTTTAATATATTCCAGAGACTTCTGATAAAGTCCCGCAAAACGCTGAAGCTGTTCGCTATCGTTAAGATAGGTAGCCCCCTCCAAGCATGAACCGTAGAGGTACAAATCTGGGAAAGCCTGTAGAATGTTGTTGGTAGAGTTCGTGTTGGACAGCGGTGTCAACTGTTGGTAATAGTTAATACCAATGGTGTACTCACCGTCTGGTGCTGGGTAGAGTTCGATGTTCTTGCCCAAGTTGGTATAGGCTTTAGGAGCACCAGAAACAATGTTTCCGTACTCGCGGCTACCTGACTCAGGTGAAAGGTAAGCCAAGGCATACACCTGAGAACCAGAGTTGTAGGTAATGTTCCGAAGTTCGATCAAATCACTGGGCAAGTCGTAAAACGCTGTGCCGCTAGTAGTCGTAGTGTTTGCTCGAACCATGTTTGCACGAACGCGCAAGTCGCGGTTCATGCGGTTCTCTGTCAAAGAGATAAAGTCAGGAATTACGCTGGTCAAATCATCCCGGTTCAGATAATTAGCAACGCTAGTTTTCAACTCTGAATAAGTAGCCAAGCCCATTACAAGTTGCTTTCATGTGTCCGAAGCCAACGATACTCAGGGTCATTAAGAAGCTTTTTAATCTTTGGCATGTCGTTCTTGTCCATGATGTCGATGCCAAGTTCACGCTTCCACTTTTCAATAATGACCAGAGGAATACTAGCCACTTTACGCATGTTAGGATTGTTCTGCGGCCCGTAAGGCGAGTCACCAGCCATTTCCTTTTTGTTCATTTCCAGGATAGGCTGCACGTCCTGCGTATTCTTAAGGACAACATTGTCCTCAGAGTGGTCATAGTTGAACTGAGTTTGAATAGGATTTTTATACATAGGTAACCTCTAAAATGGGGAGAGAGCTAAATGCCCCCTCCCCGATTAGACTAGTTAACGTCGTAGACCGCGCCGAGAGCCTTCTCGTTGTTAACAACAAGAGTATACTCAGCAATGATCGCGCGCTGTTCGCCGTCCGACGTGGAGGCAACTTCACGCTGCGAGAACGGACGCAGATACGCAACCCCATAGTACTCAGGGTCGAGCAGCCAAACGTCACGGCTACGCTGGAAGCGGTTAGGAACAACCGCCATCTCACCGAAGTCACTGACATAGATGTCCATGCCGCCAATGATGCGCTGGTCAGCAACATCGTTGAAGTTGGACACGCCAGCAGAACCACCGACACCAACAAAGCTGGAGAAGGTCTGCTTCTGCGACGGAGCCATCATCAGGTACTTGGTGTTGGCACCGTTGTCATACGCCAGAAGGATAGAAGCCTTCAGGAGCGACTCAGAGAAGGTACGGAGCGTACCGTCGGTACGAGCAGTACCGTTACCACCAGAACCAGCAGCCGTACCACCAGAGCCAACGCTGGCGTTGGTGGTGACCCACGCACTCAGCGAACCGAGCTTACGAACCGTGGTATCAGCCGACATGGCCGTCTTCGACTGGTTAACACCAACCAGCGAGGTTTCCATGTCACGCTTCAGTTCAGAAGCGCGCTTGGTCATCTGGTAGGCCAGTTCTTCCTTACGACCGGCTTTCGACACCGCGTCAAGGGTGCCGGAAACCAGCGTGGTCTTCAGGCTGATCTGACAGATGTTGCCAACGCGAGTGGTCGGCGTGGGTTCAGCAGCGGTAAGCGTCGAACCTTCTTCGTTGAAGTTAGTGGCCGACGCTGCAGCAAGCGAATCCGTCTGCCATTCGTGATTAACAGCAACCGCATCCGTGCGACCACCCATCGACATGAAGGGAGTGTCGGTCGGAGAGATATCGTAAATCACATTTTCGAGGTCTTCCCGCAGACCCGCTGCGGAGTAGGTTACATAAACACCTGTGGGCTGTGCCATAATGGCCTCCTATTTTAAGAGATTAAGTCAAGAAAAACGCTAGTCGCGTCCTGCTTATTCCCCGTCTTAGCCAGCCTCTCTCGTTTAACCTGCGCTGCCTTGGTGCTCCGTTGTTTCTTAGACTCAGGAGTTCCAGACTTGACAACTTTGGGAACAGATTTGCGAACCTTCTGACTGGAGCCTTTCGTCGCTTTGTCCTGCATCATTGCTTTGTGCAACACGAGGACTACGCGGTGATCGGTAATTCCGTCAATGTCCTGTTCAGAAAAACCCTGAGCTAGGGCGTAACTTCTCAGTTCATTGCGAAGGGTCGAATCGGGACCAGCATACTCTGGCAAAATCTGAGAAAGCTTCTCAGCCTCAGTTTTGACAACATTGGTCAAACGCTGAGTAAATTCTGCTTCGGTCTGCTGACGAACTCGCTGTTGCTCTGCTTGAATTTGAACAACTTTATCCTTAGCATCCTGGAACTCAATACGCTTTTCCATGTACTCCATGGGGTCGTTTTCTTTGAGTTCCTGCCAGTTGATATTTTGATACTGCGCGAGTTCAAGGTTTTGGTACTGAGCCATGTTCTCCAGAACCTGGCCGTACTGCTGCCTTTCCTGATTTACTGCCTCTAGGTTAGCTTCATAAGCTTTACGCTGTTCAGCTAGAGACTGCGCCTTACGGGTATAATCCGCCTGACGCTGGTATCCGTTTCGGAGTTCGTCGAGGGTAACCTCAAATTCTTCGCCGTCTACCTTTACGGTATAGCTAGGTGAGGTCTCTACAACTTCCTCTTCTTCGTATACGTCGTACTCGTTATCATCTTCTGATGACTCTACTTCGCCATCGTCTACTGCTTCGTACTCGACTTCCGCCTCGTTCTCCACAGTTGAATCAGATACTTCTTCAGATGATGTTACTTCTGGATTAGTGTTTTCTTCACTTCCAAACATGACATCAAGCATATTAAGCTGTGGCGTAGTGACTTCCGACTCAGTCGGATTGGTCTGACCGTCGCTCATATTTTTACCTCATTGTTAGTTGTTTTCGATTTTGTCGTTGTGTATGAAAGCCTCTAGGTCTTCCAAAATTGAACTAAGGGCGTTCAACTTCAACCAACAAAATTCTCTGTGTTCAGGATTGTTAGATATTTTCCACTCAAGTACCAAATTTTCTTCTAGTCCCTTAACCATTTCCTGAAAGGCTTCGTTACCTAGAATGACAGAAGCTTGAGCAGCTTTTTCTTTAGTGTCCAATACTATTTACCTTTACCAGCCGGGAATCGGTTACCGCCAGCTTTGGCAACAGGCTTATTGCCCATACCTGACTTTACCGGACGGTTTCCCTTACCGTGGCTACCACCTGCGTAACTTTTCATGGTTTTCTCCTAGTTGATGTTTACCACTTTTTACAAGACCAATACCTAGCTGATAGTTTGCTAGGCGGGTTGGTATCGCACTTGTGACGCGCTCTGAAACTCTTGCGTCTTTTTGGCTGGTCTTTCTTAATAGACATATTTGGATCACCGAAGCGGATAAGTTTGACGTTGCTGCCTTGCTTGGCCAACACTGCAAACTTCTTGTTCTTACCGGGGGTACGCTTTGGTTTATTGTACCCTGAGAACTTTTCGCCTCGATAGTTAATCATTTAACTTTTTCCTTCAAAAACTCTACGTCTTTCTTTAGTGACTCCACCTCTCTGTGCCGTCTCTCCAAAGTATCGGGAGACATCATCGAAGCCAGTACAGTGACTTTGGAGGTGAGCATTTCAGCGTTAATATCGTGCTTGTCTGTACGCTGATCTAACTTTTTCAGAGATGTGAAAATCTCTTTGATGTTTTCGTGTATGGTCTTCAGTTGATGTCTAGCAACCGCCGCTGAACCAATCACAGACGCTGCGATTCCTCCCACAGTAATTAGAGTTTTTATGTCCAGTTCCATTTAGCATCATGTTTTAATAAGGAAGTTGATTGGCTGGAGCTTAACAACATCGGTCCCAGTTGCAGCCACTGCACTTTGGGCCGTGCCGAGAACAAATGTTCCACCGACACCTACCGGCAAATAGGTTCGATAGTCAGGAACCTTAAAGTTAGCTCCAGATGTTCCAAAGGTAGTACCGATAATGCTGTACAACGTTGCATAGGTTGTTGTGCTGTAGTTGGAACCGTCACACAAAAGCCAGTCATCTACGCCGCTAATTGTCTGTGTGTTTGGAGCAGTGTTGGAAGCAAACATGACAATTGTGCCAGGCTCGAACCCAAGTTTGTTAAACTGTGAAACAGTAGGGTTAATCGCCTCTGCGCCAATATTAGGAAACTGCGCCTGTAGAACAGACTTGATCAGCCGAAGGTGATCGTCGCCTTCACTGATGTTGTCGCTGGAAGATGGGTTGGCTGGAGCAAGCTGGCTAATAAAGGTTGCCGATTCAACAGTCATGTTGGATTGCCTATTTTGTTAGATAGTGTAAAGCCTAGAAGCGACGTGGAGGTACACTTAGTGCCATTTGGAAGTAATA